TCCAGCTTGATCGTGCCGCCATCGACTGACAGGTTGCCGCCAATGGTTAGCCCTGTCAGCGTGCCAAGGCTCGTCACGTTAGCCTGCGCGGCAGTTGCTAGCGTACCAGTAATGCTTGTGTTGGCTGTCAGCGTTGTAAACGTACCAGCCGCCGCTGTGGTGCCGCCAATGACAGATCCGTTAATCGTCACCCCATCCAGCGTACCTGAGTTAATATCAATGCCAGTGATGGGCGTTGTGCCGTCAAGCAGATCGTCCAAGTTGTCAAAGTTGGTATTGATCTTTTCGCCCCAGGTATCCTCTGACGCGCCGACTTCTGGCTTAGTTAAGCCGTACGTGGTGGTGGTGGTATCTGCCATTGCTCAACTCCTTAGTGTCCGCCAAGGCGCAGTCTTCCGTCGATGTGAGGGGAAAACGAGCCGCCCCAGCCCGTTGCGGAAATTATCTCACAAAGCGTCGGATCCGCCAAAAATTCATGCTACGCGGCCTCGCTCCAGGTATCGCTGGCCGGGACGCCGTCAGTCCAGGTGTCAGACACAGCGTCGACGTCCGTCCACGTCTCCGTCGTATCCGCGGTGGGTTCCCATTTTTCAATGGCATTCGCCGTGAATGTTGCCGCCGTCGCAATTGCCGCGCTGTTGTCATCGACGCGCACCGCAAACGCAGTCGCAGATGACGCCAGTGTAATTGAGGGTGACACGTTGTTTACGACCGCCGCGACCGCCGTGACCGTCAACGCAGGCTCAACCGTCGGCGCGACGTCAACCACGGTCACAAATGACGCGGATCCACTCAGCGCCGCCGCCGGGGTGGCGTCACCCTCACGGACACGCTGCGCTGACGCTGTAGATGTCGCGCTAGCCGCTGGCGTTGCGTCGCCCTCACGGACGCGCTGAGCGCCGCACGAGCTGGTTGTGCTAGATGATGCCGTCGCGGCGCTTTCCCGTACCCTCTGGGCGTCTGAGGCAGTCGTGGACACCGTCGCCGGGATAGACGCCGCGAGGCGCACCCGGACAACGGCGGATGCCGTCGTGGTCACGCCAACAACGACCCCGGCACCCTCCTTAAACACGCCGTCCACACCGTAAGCCTCGACGCCAAAGGCGCCAGTGCCAAACCCGGTGCGGTAGGTCGTGTCAGCCATTAGTCTAGGGTTACGTCTAGGTCGCCGTCAGGGACACGGAACACGTCGCCAGTCTCAATGACCTTGCTTGTGCTTAGCGCCGCGTAGGCAATCAAGTTGCCACCGGATGACGCATCGTAAACGCCGACGTGAGACACCGTGCCGTAGTTGGAGGTCGCAGTCGGAAACTCAATTGCGCCAGAATTCGACGCGGTGTTGCCGGAAACCGTGAACGTCGCCGATTGACGCGCGTACGCGGTGCCGGAGGTGCTAACCTCAGTGCCGCTGGCGTCCTCCGCCGGGTTGGACGTAAACAACGCCAAGTACCAGGCTGTCGGCCGGGTCACGGACGTCGTAGTGAAAACGTAATTTAATACGTGTGTTTCGTAGGTGTTTGAAAAGCTCATCTTAGTACGCCTTTATCTTCATGCGACGGCCAGACCCGCCGAACTTGGTTGCTTCGCTTTCGCGGTTGATTGAGGCAATCGCCTGCTCGTAAAGCGCCGCCCAAAGTTGCAGCCGCGCGTCATCCTTCAAGTAAGGCGCTGAGTGCACCAAGGATCCGTATAGGTATGCGTCGGGGAAATACTCCAACAGCCAGTTTGACGTGTTGCCGTCGCTCAACGCCGAGATCCGCTTGTAGTAGTACAGCTCGGTCGTGTACGTGCCGTCCGGGGTGGGGTACACCTCGATTTCGCCAGCCGTCAGGGCGTAGTACGCAGGCTTGCCGGAGGTATCCAAATTTTCGTACCGCCGTTGCAGCATCTCAGCCTGGCTGATTAGCTCCAAGGGGCGCAAATTGCCGGACGTGACGTGAAACGTGATGACCTCCAAGAAATCAGCCGGGATGGCGCTGTATTGCGTGTCGATTTCCGCAGTCGCGCGGCCCTCCATGCGCCAGTGACGCACCTTGCGGGACAAGTCAGCCTCCGCCAGCGTGATAAAGTCCGGCGCGACGGTATCCAGGTCATCCCGGTTGAGAAAATCAGTGATCGAGCTTTTTAGCTCCGCGTATGTGGTGATCGCCATTAGTTACCTCGGCTTTCGAGGTATCTTGCTACCTCATTAAATAGAGCTGATTGGTTTCGCTTGGGTGGGCGAGGGGCCATAAAGTTGTCCATCGCGAACGTGGCGCGTGACGCGGCGTTGCCAGCCTTACGCATGGAACCCGGTAACGCGCGCGCCCCTCGGACCGCCTGCTTGGCAAACGGTGCCAACGTGAGGGCGGCATCCGCCACGCCCATCGCCGCCATGCCAGCGTTTTTAGCCATGTCCATGTAATCACCCTCACGGTACGCGTCAGGTATATCCGCGGCTGCGCGGTAGGCGTCCTCGAAACCGATCATGGTGCCAACGCCAGGCGAGAAGCTCGCCGCGTTTGCCGCAGCGGTCGCCAAATCGGGGTTGCCCGTCTGCCGCAGCGTTTTGTAGAAAATTTCGTTCATGATTGCGTTGTCGGTGTTTGCCTGGTCCATCGCGGCCTGCAAAACCTCGTCGCTGTATTTGTAGCCAGGCTCAACGGTGCGGCCACGATTGCGGCCACGGGCGTTGGGGGCGGGGATGCGCGGCGTGTTCATTTCATACGCCTCGTTGCCGACGCCTACAGATAACGAGTAATCGTTGCGTAGCTTTTCGCTTTGGCGTTGCGTTTGGTTTTTCTTTAGCCCGGCGACCTTCGCGCGGATTCGCTCCTCTGGTGTCATCGCACGCTCTCCAGGTATCTCATAATTTCCATTTCACTGGGCATTTCTGACGCCTGCGCCTGGTTTCCACTGCCCGCCATGCCAAGCACGCCCAACGGCGCCGCGGCCGGAACCGCCAGTAAACCCTTGTTCATAATGAAGTCATACAGCACCTGTTCGCGGGTCGTGCCGCGCTTTTTCGCCTGGATATCCGCGCGATCACGTATGGCACCCATGAACGTGGTTTGACTGGTGGGGTCGACGCCAGTCTTGCGTGCCGCGCCCATCCACAGCGCCGCCTGAACTTGTGGACCCGTCAAGCCAAGCTCCTGGCCCAGCTCAAACATAAAGTCTTCCATGGCGCCGTATTCGGCGTTGTTGGGTTTTTGCGACCAAACGACCGGGTTATCCGCGATTTCCTCAATTGGCACGACGCCATCCTTGACCGCGGCCTTGGGGTTGAACCCGTATTTGCCGTTTTTGTTAACCTTAAAGTATTTTTTAGATTTCGGGTATTTCGCCAGCAAGGCCTCCGCAAATTCGTTGCCGACCTCAGTGCCCGCGACCGCCAGCCAGTCGGGGTCCATCGAGGCCATGCCGAAATAACGCGTGAAATGCAGATCCGCGGCAATGTTTTTCTCGGAACCCTTCAGTGATTGCGTGAAACCCTTTGGTTTGGGGTTGTCTGTCCAAGATCCCGACGACGGCGCCACGCCAGGCTCTGCCATGGCATCCCAGTCGCCCTGCACCTGGCGTCCGGCGATCAACTCCTGCAAGCCCGCGGTCTTGTGGCCGTAACCCTCCTTGCGCGTTTTTGCTAAGCGGCGCCCGTCTTCCAGGTTTTCAATGTTTTGCAGCTCCTCCATGTAAGACATGTTGCTGCCCTCGACGGGAGCTGTGTTGTATTTACGTTGACGCACCGCGGACGCGTTGCCGATGTTGGGCGGCACCTTGGACCCGGGAGACGTCGCGCCAACCAGGTCGAGAAACTCAGACCACTGGCGGTGACCCTCTTCCTCGCCGTACCCGGCAACGAACCAGTCGCGCAGCTCCTCGGTGTTATACCAATCCTCGCCGACCTCCAGGCCAGCCTCAATGCTGCTCAGCATATCCTGACGCATTGCGTTGTTTGGGTCGCGCAGGGCGTCTAACGAGCGTTGCAGGCGGGCTGGCAGCTTGTTGGGCTGGTAGCGCAAGAATGTAAAATCCGAACGGTTGGGGGCCGCGCCGCGATAACGAGGATCGCTGCCGGGAGCCTTACCCACCATGCCCAATAACGTGTCGACGCCTAAATCAATTTTACCCATGTTATCTCTTCACGCTCTTCTTACCACTACAGCCCCACGCCTTGCGTCGGACCCGCACCTTGGGGGTACGCTTTTGACTTACTGTGCGAGCGCAATACGCGTCGCCACGCTTCGTGCCCGGCCGAGAGATGCGCTTGTGCGTCTTTCCCTCGCTATCCTTGTAGGTGGTGCCGTCGGCGTACTTTTTAGACGCGGGCACCTTCTTGCGCTTTGTCGGCATTACTTTTTCTTGCCGCCGCCTTTTTTCTTACCCTTGTGATATCCTG